AACTGCTGAATGGCATAGGCGATCCGGTCGGGGTTCTTTGCAACCCGTTCTGAATGAACCTGTTTGGCATGATTTTTTAGGGCATCCCACACTTCATCCCTTGCCATCGGCCCCACCACCTTCCGCCAAATAGTCACACCATGCAAGGAAGGCACGGCGCAACGGGTTAGTGTTGCCATCATCGGCCCATCCAGCAAAGCCAATCCACCCATCCCGGTTGAAGCTGATACATTCACGCCGGGTGAAATAGTGGGCGTTCATGTAGATGTAACACTCGGTAATGTGGCCGTTGGTGGCCTTCTTCATGTCAACCCGTTTGCTTAAAGTCATGGTGACGGAAGTTTCACCAGCCTTATTGGATTTCTTCAATTCCTTCTGAAGCATCATGCAAAGGATCAAAATATCACCTTCATCAATGCTGTCATAGGTCAGGCCCTTGGCGCTGAAATACTCCCGAAGTTCATTATTGGTGCAAACAGGTTCAAAGCCCCGGCAACTCATGACTTATCCCCTTTCAGGGTGATCTTCACATAACCGGCCTTGGCGGTGGTCTTGGAACACTCGGAAGCAATGTCCGGGTATTTCTTCTTCAGCTTGGCGGAATCAATACTGGTGGCATTGGTGGGCTTCACAAGGGTAAGGTTCAGAACATCGGATTCAAACTTATCCACGCCGAACTTCACCATTGCTTCATACAGCTTGGCCTTCATTTCCTTTTCCTGATCCTCAATGGCCTTCTTGTGGGCGGTCAGGGAAGCAATGGCGTTCAAGGTGGCAAGCTGGGTGTTCTTGAACTCCTGAAGGGCCGTTTCTTCATCGAAGGTGGCTTCTCCACAGGCGTTCGGGTTTTCCTGACAGGAATCAGGACAAGTGTGGAAATCCGGGCATTTGTGGCAACACCCATCAAATTTTCCACGGGGACAAGCATTTTCACATTTGATCATTTTTCGGGTTCTCCTTTCAGATAAACATTCAACTGCTTTAGGCCGAAGGCGGAAGCGGCTTCATGGTTGTCAAAATAAATGTCGATCTGGTTTTCACCGTATTTATCAATCACCCATTGGGCGGGGCGATCCTGAACGATGTATTCACCCAAGCCTTCCACTTCTACCACGGTTCCCAAGGGAAGCGGGGAAGCACAGGAAACACCGGCCTTCAGTTCCACACCAGCGGCACCATACACAATGCCATTGGGCCGGTTCTTGGCCCATTCGCCGCAACACTTTTCACAGGAACAATAGGCGGTAATTCTGAAACTGCCCAACAGCACAGGTTCAGGTTCAGCGGGTTCTTCCACCAGCGGGGGTTCCACCGGCTCCAAGGCCACATCCGGGATCACGGTGGTAAACTGATCCGGTTCAATGGGGGCATCCGGGGCCTTGCTGTTGACAGCAGAACAGCGCCCAAATATAAACCCCATTGCAAGGCCCATCAGAAGGGCCACAAGGAACATCCGCCTGAACCGCTGGTTAAGGGCTTTGCGGCGCTGTTGCCGCTTGCTCATACTTTCTGAATAGTTCATCGGTATAGTCCTTTCTCATTTCCAAAGTGGAAAGAATATCTTCTTCAACCGTTCCCGGACAGATCATCAGGTAATAGAAACAGGGCCGTTCTTGCCCAAGGCGGTGAATACGCTTTTGGGATTGCTCCCACAATTCCGAACCTTGGGGAAGGCTGAAGTAAATGATTTTGTTGGCAAGCTGGAAGTTGCCGCCCATTGCACCGGCCTGATACTGAATGAAGGTAATGCTGTTGTGCTGGTATCGGTAAGCATCCAAGTTCTTTTCTTCACCGGAAAGAACAGACACAGGCCGGTTCAGGCCCTTGGCAATCCCCTTCAGGCGTTCCATTTCTTCCGTGAAGTTATAGAACACAATCAAGCGATCTTCCGTGCTGTTCACCAAATCCCGGAAGGCTTCATAACGGGCCGGGTTATATAGGCCGCAAAGCTGACGGGCGTAAAGGCGGCGGGTCAAACTGGTATCACCAATCAATTCCCGTTCACAATGGGCATTGGAACCGTAGAAATCCGCATCCAGTTCAAATTCACCAAGGTTGGCGCTGTCAATCGCAACATAACGATCATTCCAGAACTTCCAATAAAGGGGTGAAGGGCGGGTTTTGACCTTGATCCAGTTCCGTTTTGGAAGGCTGATTCCGGCCTGTTCGGTGGTCATGAAAACGGCCCCATGTTCGGCCAGCTTCATCTTCAGCCGGTCAACATTTTTATAGCCGGTAATTTGCTTCCGCCAAAAACCATCGGTTTCCACCCATTCCGTTTGAATGTACTGCTTCCAGAACAGTTCCTTTGAAATCTTCCACCCCAACAGTTGGCATTGGCTCCACAGGTTTTCATACTTGCCGCCCGTGGGGGTGCCTGATAGAAGGATCACATTATCCGGTTTCAGCCCAAGAATGAACTTTGACCGTTTGGCGTTCTCGTTCTGGATCAGGGAACTTTCATCCAACATCAGCGTGAAGCCGGTCAAGGTTTTCAGCACATTCCGCCTGAAGGTCAGTTCGTAGTTGATCACGCCACAAATCCGATCCGGGTTATCAACTTCCATTGCGGCCTTCATGAACCAATCAAATTCATTTTTCTTGGTCATGTCATAAATCATCCAACAATGGTTCATGGCGTAATTTTCCGTCATGTGTTCAATCCAGTCTTGAACCTTTGAACATTGACACACCAGAAGATTTACACGGCTGTTCAACTTCAAGGCTTTTTCGGAACCAACAAAGGTTTTCCCAAGGCCCATATCAAGGTAATAGGCAACCCGGTTCTTCCCCTCGGTTTCATCAAGGGCCTGTTGTTGGTGCTGGAACAGGTTAATCATTGATCTGAATGGAAGCACCCAAAACCTTCTTGGCGTGGGTGGTGGAACCGAACAGCTTCTTGACCACAGCGGCACAGAAACCGGAATAGTAGTCATAGGAATCCGCTTCCCCACAGGAAACAATGGTTTTGGTGTTGTCGGCCCACAGAATGATGGTCTTGGGGCCGCTGTAAATGACCTTCTTGATCTGCGGAAGGCCAGTCTGACGGGAACGGCGGGTGTGATTTGCAACGCCGAAGGTGGCGTTAAGATCAGCCTTGATATATTCCATCATGGCATCCGGCAGAGTACCAGCCGCAACCACCTTGGATTCAGAGAACCAAAACAGCCCCTTGGAACTTGCGTCATTCGTCTGCTGAAAAAGTTCCACGCCAACCTTCTTGTTCTGCGAAAAGTAATTCTTCACCTTGCCGATGTAGCCGGTGAACTTGCCGCTGTATTCCGCATCGGGCAAGATTTTAACGATCATTCCGATCTGAAGCATATAAACCATCCTTTCATCGGTGAAGCCATTCACGGCGGATATACTGAATCGCCGTTTCAAAGCCTTCAGACATTTCAGCGGGGCAATTCGGGTTATGCTGGGCGCTCCGCAACTGCTTAATTGCCTTCTTCAGTTCGCCACGGGTGGCGTTAGGCGTGTAGGGGGGGGAATCGGGCGCAACCACATAGATAATGGCGAAGAAGCAAATCATATCAATGTTGGTGGCGTTCCTGATCAAATCCAACAGTTCATCACGGGTGTTATCCATCGGTGTTCCCCTTTCAGGCCGTAAGGCCGAAGAAGGAATTGAACTGATCAGCACCCACATAATCACGGAACTTGGTGGGGTTGATGTAGTAATTCCAGCAAGCACCGGTTCCGGGAACAGCGTTCCCGAAGGGAAGAAGGCCACGCTGAAGGCCGATTCTGACGAACTGATCAGATTTACCCATGCACCGGGCGGCTTCCTTCACGCTGATCTTCTTGATGGGCGGTTCAGCAACCGGGGCGGCCCCATAGCCCATCAGGTAATCAAAGGAAACGCCGGTTGCATCGGCAAGGGCCTTGATACGATCAGGGCCGGGGGTGTTCTTCCCGGAAAGGTATTGGCTGATAGCGGCCTTGGAAGCCCCGGCCTGTTCAGACAGGGCGGATTGGCTCATGTTGGCCTGTTCCATTGCGTACTTCAGACGCTCTGCAAAAGTGGTCATTGTGCATACTCCTTTCATTTTTCAAGATTTCCGTGTGTAAACACGGCGGACAGTAAGAAATAACATCCCGGCCAATGTCGGACAGCTTTTCGGGATAGGTCAGGGGAAACATTTCCCCGCACTTTTTACACCGAACTTGGCGGGTGATCATCATTGGCTTACCACCTTGAAATGACCGGGTTCCTTCATCGGTTCCACATCCACGCTGGAAACCAAGGCCCACCAATCGGCTTCCGGGTAAAGGTTGCGGTCACTTCTCAAAATGGTTCGATCTCTGAAGTGAACGGCCTTCCAATCCTTGGTGTCAATCAACTTCATTGGTTATCACTCCTGTTCTTCAAAGGCCACTTCACATTCCCCACAGAGAACATGAACTTCTTTGGTGGCCCGGATGATGGTTCCGCAACAGGGGCAAACATACTTGCGGGAACTTGATCCCCCCCCCTTCCGGGAACCCTTCAGCGGATTGGTACGGGGTCGAACCAGACAGAACCCGGATTTGCCAAGGGATTTCACGAAGGCTTCAGCTTGCGGGTTCAGGGCGGTTTTGTGCCATCCGTACTTTTCGCCTTTCTCCACGGTCAGGCCGTGGGCTTCAGCGGTTTCTTTGAACTTCCGGTTGTGGTAGGAACCAGAACGGGAAGTGTCCTGAACATTGTCCTGAAGGTTCTGAAGGTGAACCATTTCGTGAAGCAAGGTTCCACAGGTTTCTTCAAAGGGGCGGTTCAGGTATTCGGCACACAGGTTGATTTCGTAATAACCGCCTTCCTTGGTGCCATCTTGCCAAGCCTTCCAAGCGGTACACCAGCCGTAGGCCCCACGGGTATGATCCGGGGAAACGGTGATCACAGGCTTTTCCAACTTCCCTTCAAAGAAGGCTTTGTTGAACTTTGAAAACAAGGTTTCAAGTTCATCAATGACCGGTTTCAAACTGACTTCATTCATGGTGCTTACTCCTATTGAACACTATATGTGCTCGATTTAGTTAAAAAAAAGTTCCTGAACCGAAACGCCAAAGAAATTGGAAATGCGAACCTTCACTTCATCACGGGGAACCCGTTCATCACGCTCATACATGGCATAAGAAGATTTGGTGATCCCAAGTTCCTTGGAGATTTCGTCTTGGGTTCTGCTCCCACGCAGTTCCCGAAGTTTCTTGCCAATACTCATATTTGCACATCCTTTCTTCAGAATTAGAACAGCCAAAGCCCCAACAAGCAATTTCCGGGCGGTCATATCTTTTATATGGGGATTGATACCCAATACCCGAACCCATAAACCGGGGGCGCTCATGTTGTCGCTGTTGCCCTGCCATCATCAGCACCGGTGGGGCGGTTCCGGTGGACGGGCCATCAGGCCCGTTTCGGCTTATTCAGCATCCATGTATTTTGCGGAAACCTTAATCATTGATTCTGCAACCGCTTTATCGGTTACACCCCGATAAGTTTTATTGAACAGGATATACACAAGACTAAAGGTTATATCATCAGAAGAATCATAGGCAACTTCAAGAACAGCTTCCGGGCAATCTTCCATAGTCTTTTCGTGAGGAAGGCTAAAAGCGTGGGGCACACCATAAGTGGTAAGCATTTCATCCAGTTTTTCAAGCAAGGTATCATTCATATCAGGGTGTCCTTCACGATCCTTAATGGTGACATAGGTATCAAAAACATGAACCTTCATTTTCAAATCCTCCCAATCAGTTCGTGCACCTTTTGTGCTCGTCTGATTATCATTATACACGATATGTGCTCAAAGTCAAGCGCAACCGAACACAAATTGTGCACAAAGAAATGTGTTACTAATTGTGCACATCGACGGATTGACTTTGTGCACATAATGTGTATAATGAAATATAGAAAGACTTCTGAAAGGGGTGTACTTATGCCGAAGTTTTCTGATCGGTTCAAGCAATTACGAACCGAACGCCGCCTATCTCAACAGAACTTGGCGGATCAGCTTGGGTTTTCCAAAAGTAGTGTGAATATGTATGAACGGGGCGAACGGGAACCGGGCCTTGAATCTATGGAAACCATAGCAGACTATTTTAATGTTGATTTGGATTACCTCATGGGTAGATCAGATATTCCGAACCGGAATGAATGGTTGAAAAGCATCAATAAATCTGTGGTAGTCGAACCTTCACAACCACAGGTGAAGTTTGATAATATCATCCCAATTTCTACAAAGCGTTTTCCTCTACTCGGTGACATTGCTTGCGGTAAACCCATCATGGCAAACGAAGAAAAGGAACTGTATGTGGAAGCTGGTGCCAACATTCGTGCTGATTTCTGCTTGAAGGCCAAGGGTGATTCCATGATCGGGGCCAGAATCTATGACGGGGATATTGTGTTCATCAGAAAACAGGAAATGGTGAACAATGGCGAAATTGCCGCTGTTATCATTGATGATGAAGCAACCCTGAAGCGGGTGAATTATTATCCTGAAAAGGATTTGCTGATCTTGAAGGCTGAAAACTCCCAATATGAAGATTTGGTATATACCGGGGAACAGTTAAACCACATCATCATTCTTGGAAAGGCCGTAGCCTTCCAAAGCGATATTATATAGAAGGTGATCCGGTGAAGAAGTTCTTGAAAGGCGTGGTTGGGTTCTTTCTTGGAACAGCAATGTTTGTTTATACTGCGTGCATCTTCATGGAACCCGATCTTCTTCCGGTGTTCGTCCTTATGGACGCTATATGTGCTTTAATTCTATTTCTGATTTTCCGAAAGCGAAAACCAAAACCGGCCAAACAGAAGGCCCCACCCAAAACAGAACCCACCGTTCAGGTTCATTCCAATCTGAACCCGGAACGGGCTATTAAATCCATGCCGGGGGCCTACACCGTAGCAGAAGCCAAAAACCATGTGCGGATTGTTCAAGATTGTTTGAACATCTTTGAAAAGACGAAGAACCTTGAAACATTCTTTTCCCGCTATGAATATGGTATGCAAATAGCCCTGACGGTGGATCAAGCGGCCAAGGCCGGGATCATCCCTTACACATCTGATCTTCCAGCTTCTTTCTTCAAGGCGGCTGATAGTCAGAAAGAACGGGTTTTGTTAGATTCCTATTCTGATCAGAAAGCCAAAATTGATGAATTGAAAACCGCAAAGGCCAAAGCCACCCATTGGAACCGGTATCTGAACACCCTGAAAGAATACGAAGATCAATATTCCATGAACCCTGATTCTGAATATCCTGAAGTTCTGGAACAGGTCAAAGGTGAACTTGCCAAACTCGATCTGTCCACATCCGTTCCGCTGTCCGATCCCTGAAAACACAGGAAAATCAAGGCTTTGGAACAGGTGGAACAGATAAAGCGCCGGTTCTCTATATACTCTTTTTCTTTTATATATTTTTTTATCTACTCTTTGAAGTAATATAATATCCGTTCCAAGTGTTCCATTCTCTCAAAGCCACACCCCCCGCAAGAATTTTAAGCGGAACGGATATGGAACAAATGTAAAAAAAATGACCGCCCCCGGTCTTGCACACCGGAAGCGGTCAGGCGAAACAAACCCTTTTGAAGTTAATGTTTCAAACGCCTTTGAACATTATATCACATGGGGTTTAGCTTTGCCATACCCAATTTTGAAAGTTCAGGTGATATAATGCGAAATCCAAACGGGTATGGAACGGTTGCAAAGCTATCAGGCCAACGCCGCCGCCCATACATTGTGAAGAAAACCATAGGTTGGAATGACAAAGGCCACCCCATCTATGACATTATCGGCTATGCTGAAACCCGTGAAGCCGGGAACATCATGCTTGCTGAATACAACCGTGATCCTTGGGATGTTGACCGGGCCAAGATCACCCTTCAACAGCTTTTTGACCTCTGGAAAGAAAAGAAGGCCCCGAAGCTGGGTGAATCCAATCGTTCTTCCCTCTGTTCAGCGTTCAAGCATTGTTCAGCGTATGTGAACAAACCTTACAAGCAACTGCGATCCTACCAAATGCAAGAAACTATTGATGGTTGTGGGAAAGGGTATAGCACCCAAGCGGCCATCAAGAACCTGTGGGGCCACCTTGACCGGTTCGCCCTTGAAATGGATATAATAAACCGGTGCTTCTCCGAACTTCTGACTTCTGATCCAATACCGCCCACCAGCCGCCTTCCGTTCACCAACGATGAAATCAAAACGGTGTGGGAACATCAGTCTGATCCTTGGGTTGATACTGTTTTGATCTTGCTATATTCCGGGTGGCGTATCTCTGAATTTTTGAACCTGAAACCTGAAGATATAGACTTGAAGGAAGGCATGATGAAGGGCGGCACCAAAACGAAAGCCGGTAAGAACCGCATTGTTCCCATCCATCCAAAGATCAGGCCATTGATTGAACGGCGGCTTGCCGAAGGTGGCCCCCGGCTGATCAGCTACAATGGGAAGATTTGCAATCAAACCCAATACCGGATATTTTGGGCGGATATTATGAAGGCCCTGAAGCTGAACCATACCCCGCACGAATGCCGCCACACCTTTGAAACCAAATTGGATAGCGCCGGGGCCAACCGGAAATGTATTGATTTGCTCATGGGCCATGTGTCCAAGGACACGGGAAACCGGGTCTATAATCACAAGACTTTGGACGAACTGAAGGCCACCGTGGAACTGATTCCATAGGGTTCAAACCGGTGAACATTTTAGACCGCTGAACGCTGAACTATGCACACATTAGTAACAAGAAAACCCCGAACCCCTGAAAAATCAAGGGTTCGGGGTTCGTCTGTTTTTATTTTACCACATTTATCGCAAAAAGAAAAGTTTTTTA